CTTAACACCTTTAGCTACTCCGCCAGTAGTTTCTTTAACTTCAGTTAGGTTGTCATCAATACGTTGTACGCTTTTAGCAACACCTTGTAAGTCTTTTTCTGCTTTGTCTACTTTAGCTTCTAATTCTATTGTTTTTTTAACACTCATAATTCCTTTCTAAATTGTTTGTAGGCTTCTTTAATTGATTCTGGATATTTGTTTTTGCCTAAAGCAATGTCCATATACTGACCAGTCCACTTTTCGTTTTTTGCAAATTCTAATAAGTCTAATATATTTTGTATCATATTAATGTGGTTCTAAAACCTAGTTCAGTTATTGCTATTGTTTCATCACCTGTATTGTAATTACTATCTGCATTTGTTTTTATATATGCTTTATAGTAGTATGTTGTGTTAGGTGATAACCCAGTTACTTTAAAGTTTATATTTTTAGGTGCTGAATGTTTATCTAATAATGTGCTTTGTACGGATATTTTATTCAATGATGAATCAGTATCTAGTGTTGAAAAGTCAGTTGGTAGAAGTGCATATTGGTTAGTTGTCCAGAACACACCATATTCAGCCCAGTTAGATACGTTACCAATTTGTCCTGTTTCATCTACTATTGCGTAAAACATTACTGTATTATTACCTGTAATTCCTGCTGGTGATAAACTAATAAGTGCTGGTGTAACTGGTACTGGTAAAGTATGGTTATCAATCTGTGGATTGTTACCTGAATCTATATCATTAGGTATCACTTCATTAGGTGATATAATTTCTAACCCTTCAACATTACAATCTGAATCTGCTGTTATTATAAAACTGTCAACAGAATAAGCAGTTGTATCAGCTTTAATACAAGTAGAATTCGGTAAGAACCTATCAGGTACAATTGGCGTTATTGTTGTTTTTATATTTATTAATTCTAACGTTGATTTGTTAGTTTCAAAGTTTGTTGTTATTTTATTTATCTTATATAGATTGTCAAAGATTCTGATCTTATCTGCTAAACTTAAATCTAAAGTCATTGAAAGCGGCAGGAAGGCTTTTATCGTTGTTAATCTTCTTTGAGATTCAAATATTTCTTTTATATAGTTTTCGTAATATTCTGAAAATAATGTTTTCTTAAATGGTGTCCCTAGATATTCATTAGGTTCTGCACTAAAGTTAAGGTTTTTAGAATCTGTTAACCTTACAGAATTACTTGGTATAAATACATCTGTTTGTATATCTAAAGTTCCACTAGAATCAATTACACCTATGTCTTGTGTTGATAGAATAGGATAGAATAACAAAGGCTTTCCTAAGTTTGGTTCTTGTTTTATATCTGCACTCCAACCCCATAGCAAATCTTTAAAAAGTCCACCGTTTACATCCTTTAACCTTTCATATTTAAAGTGTTCTAGTGGTATGCTTACCTTATATGTTTCACCTTCTATTTTAGATACATCTATTGAAGTATACTTTTCTGTGCCCCAGTTCTTATCAAATAATTCTAAATGGTTTTTAGCAAAGAAATTATCTAAACCTTCATATGCAAAATCTATTTGCTTAAATGGCAATACCGTGTCTACTGAAGATTCTGATTTATCTACAAACTTTGTTATATCCCAAATCTTTGTACTAGTAGAATAAAAACTATCTAGTGTTTTAACCTCAACAGTACCATCACTATTTTGAAATGATGTTAGGTTAAACATCTTAAACAACGAAGTAATAAAGTCTAACACTTTAATATCTGGTAATTGGTTTGATGCTGTTAATTGTATATCTGATAATACAGAAGTGCTACCAGTAAAAAAGGCTTTTCTGTAACCAGTATTAGTATTGTTTTTTCTTTTTACATAAAAATTAAAATTATACGTTGATGCTGTTCCTGAATCTATTGCAAAGGTATAGCTACCTGCATCAATATTTAAGCCATTTATTGCATAGCTTCCTGATGTTGGTGTAACGTTTCTATATTCTTCAAATACAATTCCATCTTTATAAATAATAAAAGAAAATGAATCTGATATACTAGGGAAGATTGTAACATCTAATATTCTTTGCTCCCTTGCTTCAGCTCCCCTTTGATCTGCTTGTGGCGTTACAAAATAGTTGTCATACAAATCAAGTACCGCACCATTTGAATTAGATTGACTTAAAACAAAATTACCTACAGGGCTTTCATTTCCTTCATCTTCAAACAAGCCACCTGTTTTGTTATGCAGCCATAAATACAAATTGTAAAAAGGTTCGTTTGTATCACTAAAAAAGTCAGAACTAAAAGTAATTCCATATACTTGTTCTATTGCTTTTATTATAGGATAAACCCTTAATGCTGGTTTTAATTGTGATAACTGTAAACCAAAAGAACTACCGCTAACGTAGGCTATGTTGTTTTGTTTGTCATCGTTACCTTGTGTTGATCCTGAATCATACACTAGCCTTTTACTATGGCTTATTAATGGAAACAATATGGCATCAGGGTATGTTGTACCGTTAACCGTTATATCTAAACCATCCTTTAGGTATTCTTTTATGTTGGTATCGTTGTAGGTAAAGTTAAAAGATTCTTTTAGTAAAGGCAAAGACTTTAAGTTGTCATCACCCATTATATCTTTTAGGTTTACACCATTACCAAAGAATGTTATTCTATAGGTGTGTGCTTTATTATCTTTTCTTGTTGCACCTTCAAACTTTACTTTACCTTCTTTAAACAGTTCGTAGTTCAAGTATAGCTTTGCTGTTATTTTCTTCCTAGCATCAAAAGCTGATTCACCAACAATGTGGTAATTATAAAAGTGTCCAAATATTTTATTGTTTGCCCTAGAAGCAGGTACTGAAAAAGTCCTAGAAAAATCAGTAAATACCTTTTCAATATCCTTTACATCTTGTAAAGACTGTGTAAGTGTAACCGATTCATCTTTGAATAAATCAACTTCCTTTCCTTCTATATATAATTGTAAGTTTAACATTAACGCACATTGTTTATCTTGTTAAATGCAAATTCAAAGTCTACTGTGTAGTTTGATAGTTTATCGTTTAAGCTAGTTTTAAGTGTTAATGATTTACTTTTTGGTATTATTGGTAGGGTATCGTTATCGTATCTTATCCAAACGTTTTCAGATAAAAACAGTTCTTCAATAGTTGAGTTACTATCTTCATTTATAAACCCTGTATTTAATGATATGCTTTTAGTTGCGTTTGAATTATATCTTTCTTGTTGCCCTGCATACTTGTTATAGGTAGCGGTGCTGTTAGATATAGTATTGCGCTTGAATGTTTCATCTGTTACGCTAAATGATTCTGTTGTTTTCTTAAAGAAGTATAGGTCTTGGAATGCACCATACTTATTTGTAAAAGTTACTTTGTATGGTGTGAATTTTGGTTCACATACATTATTAACCGTTATTGTTTTAAGAAGTGTAGCATCATCTGTATCATATACCTTAATACTAGAACTATCGGCTGGTATGGTTAGGTATTGAATCATCTGGTTTGTATTACCATTATCTGTTACTTGTGTATCTGTAGAATCTATTGTTACCTTACCTACACCTTCTGCAAATATTGGTAGTTTACCTGCTGTGTTTTCTGGTAAGTAAATAGTGTTTGATGTTATAAGTGCGTTTCTTGATAATTCAGGACTTGCACCATCTTCAAAAAAGCCATACCCTTCAACAGCTAAATAGTTATTAGTAACTGGTGAACCATATGAAAACACATTGTCATTCTCATCTAGAAACGTAGCAATAGTTGTTGCCCATAAACACTTAGAAACATAATCATTATTAAAAGAAAGGGTAAGGTAATCCCTTACAAGTTCAGATATTTCAAATATCACATTAGTGTCATCTCCTATTAAAGAATTCTGTAACGTATACTTTAGGTCAGTTGTTGTGTAAGAACCTACAGTTCCTTCGTAAACATATAATTCTAGTTGTACTGTTTTTAGTGCCATATTAAGCTATTTTAGTAAAGGTTGCTGCAAGCCAATCCACAAACCATATTTCAGTAATAAGCCCTGATGGTTCTAATTTCATAAAGTGACTGGTTCTTAAATATGCAGGTTGTATGTATGCACCCTGTTCTTGTATTTTTGTTATTCTCCAATAGTTACCATTTGAAGGGTTCTGTGAATTTGAATTAAGTACCTGCCATAAAGATGGTGGTTGTGAACCCCTACTGAAAAAGGCATAGGTATTAACCAAACTTGTAACGTTAGTTGATTCTAATAGCAATGGTGTTGCTGCTTTATTAGTCACTTTGTTTTGTGGATCATATACACCATTTGCTTCTAACGCACCTTCAAAAGTGTTAAAGTTTAAAGCTACTGCAGTAACACTTGGTATGGCTGCTTGCATTTGTGCTTTAGTCATAAACGATAAACCTGCTCCACCTGTATACCATAGGTTAGTCCCTGCCGTTGGTGCTATTGCTGGTTGTGTAACTGTAATATCACAACTAATATCTGAACCACCACTATTAGAATATCCACTTGCTGGGGGTGTTACAGAATAGGTAATAGTTCTAGGTATATCACTTGAAACTGAAGTGAAGGTTGTAGGTGAAAACCCTGTTATAGTTCCTTCATTTGCAATACCCTGTACTATTGTTCCTGATGAATATACAGCTTGGTTTGTTAAACTTGCTATTGAACAAGTAAAGGTTGGTAGTGCAGCGGTAGGTTGTGAAAATGTTTTAGGGCATTCTATTGTTGCTGCTTCGTTAGCATATCCTGCTGGTACTGTTATATCAAAATATAGTGTAACGTTTCTATCGCTTCCTGTTGAGTTAGCAGGGTAGCTTGTTATTACACTACCACCACTTGAATCCTTAATGGCTGTTATAACCCCATTTACTGTAGGGTTTACAATAGTACCTGTTTGAGATACTGAACCACCTGAAAAGTAAGTATCAGTACAAGCATAGGTTATCTGTGCAGTAGTTGTTATTTGTATTACTTGTGTTGCTTTACAAGTTAACGGATCACCATCACTTGCTTCAACAAGCATATTTTTAACACCTGCCCTTTGTGTTCCAATTATTGTTAGTATAGAATTGTTTATACTGTGTGTGAAGAAATCTAAATGGTTGTTGGTTATCAGGTAATAATTAATGGGATCTACACCCTGTGTAAAGTAAGAAGATAAATCTATAGTTGCAATATCCCCATCAGTATCTATAGCTTGGTTAGGTATAGTACCGTTTAATGTTACGCCACCTGTACAAACATATTGGGGTTGTTCTGTGGTTAGTGTACAGTTTATTGTACCAGCTGCTGAATTGCTAAAATTTGTAGGTATGCTTATAGCAAATATTACTGTTCTACTTGTTGCACTTCCTACTGTTGCAAACTTACCATTTGCGAAATCACCTGCTGCTGATATGTATGATGCTATTGAACCATAATCAGAACTAGGCAACCCTACGTTACCAAATTGATCTACAGAAAACCCTTGTAGGTTAATCGTTGCACAATCTAAAGCAACTGCAGGTAATGCTGGTTCACTATATTTTAAATAAAACGGACTTCTTATATTTATTTTTGTACTCATCTTAATCTATCTTCGTTAAATGTAAAGGCTAGGAAATCTTCAACATCCAAACCAAACTGCTGTACTAATTCTTCAGGTAACTTTTTAAACCCTTGTTCAAATGGTTTAGTAAAAAACAAAGAAGGCTTGATACCTTTTCTATATATGCTTCTTGATATTAAAAACCCTATTGTGTTGTAGTTACCTTTTTTGTATTTGCCTTGTGCATCTCTTAGTCTTATGTTTTTACTTTGTGCCCAAGCTGCCAATGGTTTAATAGGTGGCATTTTAGATTTATAACTATAAGGTGTATTGTATTTCTTTTCTGTACCACTTACACCCTTATCTTGGAACAATCCGTAATCTTCCATTTCAAAGTCCACGTTGATTGAATTAGGCATCACCTTTATGTTACCCTTCAAACTATTATAAAGTTCCTTAGAAACGTTCTTTTTGCTTTTAGATAACCTTGTGCGTGCTTGTTGTATTACAAAGTTTTTAAATGCTTCTAATGCAGCTTCTGTTTTCTTTAGTCGCATATTGTCATATCGTTTTGCACTAATACATCAAATGTTGCTGCCCATCCTGCTAACTTGTTTTCAAATCTATCTACAAATGGTTCACAGTTTACATTGCCTTCTACCTGATATAATTCTGTGTATAGATCACCACGTTGTAAGGTGTTTATTATTCTTGTTAGTAAAGCTAGTTGTGTGTTTAACACATCTTGTTCGTTATCGTTTCCTACAAAGATGTCAGTAGTAGCTTCCTTGCTTATGTCTACTATATCCATTGCAAGTATAGATACGTTGAATGTAAGTGTCTTACTTCCTACCGTAGTGTTGTTTACTATGATATGTGATAATGGGAATATCGTTTGCTTGTTTAAATCTATATCATCTAAACTTCCAAAGGTTACTGTATTCACAAAAGGTTCTGCAAGTAGTGCATCCTTTAGTTTATCCGTTAAGTTGTAAAATCCTTTCATCTACGTTTTATTAGTTGTTTTTCTAATTGCATCTTTTCTTTTTCAAAGGCTAAGTACATTAGGCATTGGTGTACGTTTAGTTTAGTGACTGTGTTAAACTGGGTAACATCTTTTTGAGCAAGTCCATAGATTGACTGATACCATCCCCACTTAGCCCCAAAGTTTGCTTCTGTTGAGTAGTCATCTTGTTCGTTTCCTTCTGTAAAAAGCTCAGGATAGTTTGTGTTAATTCGTTGCTTAAACGATAAAAAAAAACCATAGCAGAAAATACTACATCTAATGGTGCTTGTTTCATAGCCTCATCATTTACTATCCCTTCGTAATCTTCTATCTGGTATTTGTGTCCTTTACTAAATGTTACTGGTCTGTATAGAACGCTCATTGCTTTGTGCATTGTTTGCCAGTCACCTAAGTTATCATCAAGATCTATATATTCCCCTAGTGTCATATCATCTAACACAGGTATAAAACCCATTTTAACGCCCCCTAATTCAAAGGTAGGTATTAAACTATGTTTGGTATCAAACACCTTGTTTAAGTGTAGTGATATCTCTTGTACGCTTTTGTATTTAATTGTAGCTACATCCTTTAGATCAAGGTTGCAGAATATCTGTACCATCTTCTGAAGTAAGAAAGTAGTATCCTTATTTTCTTTGGTGTTTATCTTTTCAAACTTTTGATATTGTCCTAATGTAATTTCCTTTAGGCTATCAGGAACGTTTATTTCAATCTTCATACTAATACAATAACTTTAAGGCTTATTTGTATAAATAGAAAAAGGGTCACATATGCAACCCTAATCCTACCAACAAAATGAAACGGACATTTAAAGCTGCCCAAACTATTCTCCTAATATAAACCTTTTATAAGCGTATTGATATGCTTCTTCTATTTTATCTTCTAATACTGTACTGTTTTGTTTGTATGTAGTTCCATTACCTTCTACTTTGTTCTTACCCTTGTAGTCTATGTGAAGGGTTACTTCAGAACCTTTAAACGTTCCTTTAACAGTTGGCTTCTGCACTACATATATTTCTTCGTACCAGCACGCTTGTCGCATCTTATGATTCAAATATAAACATTATTAAGTACATCCAAGCGTACATAGATGCGTATGCTGTTAATCCCCAAGCTGAAGCTACTATTATATTCTTATAGCTAAACATTGCTTTTAGTATCCTAGTTTCTAGTCTGTTGTTTCTCATAATAATTGATTTAGTTAAACTTTGTTTATACGAATATATAAACTTTTTTTAAACACACCAAATTAGTATATAAAATATTGCCCTTTGTTTGGGTTTTCTAATTGGTCTGTTAATACGTAACGTGCTGCATCTATACAATCAGGATGTAAACCAGTTGGTTTCTGTAATTGGTTTCCTTCTTTATCCTTTGCCCATACATATCCACCTAGTTCACGTTTAAGGTTCTTACTTCTTGATGTAATGTATATTTCGTTTTGGTTCATTAGGTTTATTCCATATACTACTGAATCCCTTCCTTTAGTTACACCGTGTATGTTATGTCCATATCCTTGCAATTCTGCAATACTTTTTGGTTCAGCTGAATCAGCCGTTATGTTTTCTTTTATGTCAGCCTGTGATAAGAATCTAGATATGTCCCTGTTAAGCATTCCTTTCTTGTATAGAACCTCATCATAGATATAGGCATTGTTCCATTTATATAACCCTATTAATGTTGTTGGGTCTACGCTGTATCCAAAATCCATACCATAAGCTAATAAACGTGCTTCTTGTGGTAGGTTATCTATTTCTTTCCAATCAGGAATACATACACCTTCCAAAGAACCTGTTTCACCAAGTCCATATACACGCCACCAGTTTGCCCAATAGGTAGATGTCTTTCCTTTGTCCCTTGCTTTTTCTATTTCATCTACAATAGCCTGATCAAGTACTTCGTTATCTTTGTATGTTAGTGTAACGTAGTCTGCATCTTCTTGTCCTATTATTTCCTTGTCTACCCAAAACAAACTAGAAGGGTTATAATCTAACCATACATTTCCACTTGTTCTAACAGCTAATTGGTTATAAGAATCAAAGGGTACATTGTTACATTCGTTAATGTATAAATCGGTTCTACGTGCCCCCCTTAATTTATCTGGGTTATCTGTGCTAAAGAATTCAATATAACTGCCATTAGTAAAGGTGTATTTTAAGGCACTTTTATTAAGCTGGGTATCCTTATACCTACCTATACCTTTTAAAAGCTGGCAGAAGTCCTTAAAAGCACCCCTTTTTAGATGTGGTACTGATTCTGATACTACACTTATTTCCCTACCTTCATTTCTTATAGCATAGTCAATTAAGATAAGTAGGATACAAATAGTCTTACCAGCAGATGTACCGCCTTTTACTACTTTTATTCTTTTATCTAACTTTAATAACTTATTTAGTGCTTTGGTTCTGGCAACCTGCATCTATAAGAATATTGGTAAATCTTCGTTGATGGTGATGTCTTTAGTTTCACGTGGTTTACCTGCATAGTAATTGTAAAACAGTTGTACGAACTTGAAGTCACCCTTTTCTACACCTATTTTTAATGCTTCATATGCTGCATCTTCTAATGGGGTTAGTTTTTCTATTAGGTTTACTTCTTCAGCTTTGGACTTTCTGCCTGCTGTTGTATGTCCACCATTGTTTT